TTGTTCGGCCCGGTTCCTGTGTATTCCTCGTCATAGAGAACGTGGGTCAATACAACGAAGTTGGTGTGCCTTCCTACTTGGACAACCTGAAGAATGGATTTCAACCAATTATTTACTGTTCCCCATTCCTGGATTTGCAAAATCGCATCCTCTGGTTGTCCTTTGAGAAGTGCATTAACTCCGCAATCTGTTAGCTGGCTTCCACTGTCTAGGATTACGAGATCATTGTGCGTTAGCTTTGTCAGATTGAACTGTTGGAATGCTGCTTTTTCTTGCATACATTTCACACAGTTCATCTTTCCGTGAGCCTCGCAGATGGGAACATCCTGTGCGCTGCTGAACATTCTGAGAATTGCGTTCATTACGAACGGATCTTTCCTTGTGTCCAGCATGCTAAAGAGTTGGATTTTCTGCAGCGCGGCGTCAGAAAGTCCCATTGAGAGAATTGTATCTTTGCCATTCTCTAGGTCCAGCCAGACGATTTTCCTAATCTCCGGAATCATGGCCGCTGTGGCTGCAAATCTGGTTTTTCCTGAACCACTATCGCCGTAGATCAGGATTGCGTGACTACCGCTTTCCTTCTCTCGTGCTTTTTTAAGAGCTAGCATGTCCATTCACAGTTTTCCTCTAAGAATTTTGGCCACTAGCGTAGAATACCCTGCCGAGTCGTCCCAATGATCAATGAAATCAGCATTGCGCGCAACCATCCTTCCTATCTTATGAAAGATCATGTCCAGAGCTTCCAGTTGTTCCATCGAAAGGGTTTTTCCTACGATTTCCAGCTCATCACGCAGAACTGATTTCAGTCTTTGTGTGCATCTTGCATGATCTCGGAAATTTCCGTGCGTCTTTTCCCTTTCCGAGAGCATAGCTTCTACCATTCCGATAGCCTTATCGACGGTTGCTTGTGCTTCCTTGATGTTGCCGTTTGCTGTTACTTGTGTTTCCATTTCCGTGCCCTCAGAATAGTTTTTGCGAATTTAACCTCGTGTTTCAGCTCGCTTGGTTTGATACGATACTCTACAAAATCCCAAAGGAAGGAGGGCCCAGTAGCTGGATTCCATACTTTATCTCCGTTGTCTCCGTTGATGAAGCGATATTGGACGTTCATCCCAATGCTATAAAGATACTCTACTGCTTTTTGATATTTCCTGCTTTGCGTGTTCATTCCATGATCCTTTCCAAGTGATCTTGAATCAAATCCTCTAGCTTGAACGTGAATTGATATGCATTTGTGTCTTCTTCCTGAACTTTCCTCCTATCTAAAGAATGAAGTCCGCATCCTCCAAAGTGAAAACACGGCTTGTTATACTTTATACAGCCAGCCAAACGTTGTGGGAAAATTCCCATGTCAAGCTGGCGCCGCATCCGTTCCACATCCATTCCAAGGGTGATGAAGAAATTAAGCCTATCTTTTAGGCTCTTGGTGAAAAGTAGGTCATGGATCTTTGGCTGGAAACCATTACCTGCGCCTAGCTGGCCGACGAAATAACCTACGTCATAATCACTATTCTCCTTCCCGACTACAGAATCAATGACGATACTATAGCCAATGAGCTGAGGACTGTTCGCGTACAGAGGATCAAGAGTTAGGAGCTGGAGTCCTGTTGTTTTGAAATCCTTGACCATGTACTTTCCACTATAGCGATTCCTCATTACAAGATCGACATATCCTACGTAATAAAACATATCATCGATGTCGATCCGAAAGGAAAGCTGTACTGCTGGCTTGCCCTGAAATGTGGCGATCTCCCATTCTTCCATCATCGTGTCGAGATTATACATCGATGCAAGGACTAGGTTTGTCGCCACCATTTCGTTCTTCTTGGCGGTTTCTGGAATGCAGATTACGTCATCCTCTATTCCGTGATATGCCAAATAAGCATCCCACACAGCTTTGTCTTGAGAACCCGTTAGAATATATGTTGTGCATCCTGCTTCATAAGCATGTCCGAAAGCGAAATGCTCATTGGTTCTTGTTCCCTGATGGGATTCCAGAAGCCGATTAAGTTCGAACTTCCTCTCGCAGGTTAAGTATTCTTCAAGTGCTGAGTGGGATAGTCTTATTTTCATTATCTTGCTCCTCATTATAGTCTGCTTCATCGAGCCGTGAAATCCATTCATCAATGATTTCACCAGGATAGGAACTCGGATTGTCTTGTGCGATGCCAATCAAGAGTCTGATTTGCGGCATGTCTGTGATGATGTTCATCCCTTGCTATCTCCTTCTTTTGAAAAGTAATCCATCATTGCTCGGTGGGCTTCGGCATTTGCATGCATGTAGAGAAGGTCACAGACTGCATTATCTGGTTCGTTCTCGTAATGTGCGATGTCCATGTTGTAGGATTTCATTGCGTTGAGGACTGCATCCTTCCACGGATTATTTGATTTAGTTTCCACGTGTTTATTCCTGCTGATTAGAAACCGATTGAAAATGCGGCCATATCTCCGCAATCAGGTTCCGGTCCAAAAACTCTTTGATGCTTTGTCCAAACAGGGGGATTCACCCAATCTGGACCTATGTCGCTTGGTTTTGGGAATAAAATTTCTGCCACTTCTTCAAGTGCCTCTTTATCTCCAGCTAATAGTTTTACTGTTAAAGCAGTGTGTGTTCTGTCAGAGTTGAGCAGTCCGAGTTTGAAAAGTTTTTCTGCATGGCTGTTGGACAATTTTTCTGGGTTGTCAAAAGCTTCTCCAAGTTTCATCTTTATCCCCTCATGGGTTTTTGTTTAGTTTTGGTGCCCGAGGCGGGAGTCGAACCCGCATGACCTAAGTCGGCAGATTTTAAGTCTGCTGTGCATACCAATTCCACCACTCGGGCTATATTTGTTAATTGGTGGGCGGTACTGGATTTGAACCAGTGACCCAGGAATTATGACTAGTCATCTTGCTTCCTCTCTTTCCTCGAACTAAGGATATATTCTATGAAAGGTTTGAAGGCTTGAAATCCTGCTTGCACTGGATGGAACACTATTCCTACGAGGAATCCGAGAAGGAAGAACGGACTCAGTAGAATCAGGAAGATTGTTTGTACCAAGAATTTGAGAGAGAGTTTCATATTGGTTAGTCCAAAGAAAGATCAATTGAAAGATCCACCTTCGTGCTTCCTTTCCTGCGGGAAGACGGGGTTTCTTTTGTCGCTGCTGCAATAGCAGTTCCTACCAGTCTCTTGATTGCAGCAACAGCCATTCCGATATCTTCAGGAAGAAGCAATTCACATGCTGCCGGATTCTTCAGGAGGACCATTTTCAGATCATCCATCTCTGCTTTTAGATCCGTTCCTGAAAGCTCCGAAAGCTGTGCGATACGAAGTTTGATTTCATGTGCTTCTTGGGTTAGCTCCATGTTCTAGTCCTTTCTATTTTCCGGTTTCGTTAAGAGCTTCTTTCACCTTACTCTCACAGGCAGCGATCATTTCATTCACAAAGGAAAGCTCTGCTCGAAGTCGCAGTAATTCGTTTATTGTTGAGTCCATGTGTTCTACGCAACTGTGATCACTACTACTCCTCAAAGCTGCGCCAAATCTGCCTGTTACTATCTCCTTCAATTTATTCCATGCTTGAAGATGGAGGGTTGCTTTTCTTAGCTCGGAGATTTCCATGTTTCATTCCTTTACTTTATTTGCTTCGCAAGGTTGGATATAGCTAACGCCGATCGTCATTCCTCTGAGAGATCAACTTTCGACAGTTCGGCCAATTTTACTCGTGATACCGGCCTGCGGCGTACTAGAACTGTAGCACGTCTGGTTGCAAAAACACGAAGATCAACCCAATCCGGATCGGTTTCATCCTCCTCCACTTTGAATCGCAAAGTGACTGCTTCCCAAGGAATTCCTTTGCTGTGTGCTCTTTTTCTAGCAGCGGATTTGGCGTTCATGATTCCCTTTTGAACAACTGCTAGGGAATCTTTCGGGATCGTGATTAGATGTCCGGCATCCTCTGCCGCCAAGGCGTCCTGCAGAATTTCTTGATAAGAAACCTTTTCTACATCAGTTTCCTCATCGAATTCAAGGTCTTCCAGTTCTAAATCAAGATCCGTTTCGTGTGTTTGGATCATATTTCGTTACCTCCGTAATGGTTTCAAGGATAAGAAGTTTGCTTTCTTCCTTCTCGAGTGTGAGTGAAAAGCTACGTAAGATTGCGCTCAATGTAGCTCTTTGTGTTTGGTTCGTTACGTTTCTTGCTACGAAATTCTTTACTGCTGAAGTGAGATTTCTTACCACGGATACTTCGGCCATTTTATATCCTTTCCTACGTCATAGATTACTGAAAGCGGGATTCCTGTCCAATTTTTTATATACTGTAGCATTGGAACACATTCCCACATTGTTAAGTCTCTTGGTTTTATTTCAGGTGGCGCGACTATTGGTGCTAGCCACTGTGATAAAAATGCTATCGTATATGTTAAGTCTTTTGGATCTCCTCTAGAAATTAATAAAAGGAAAACACTCAAGGGCGTTCCTTTTTCCTTGAGTGCTCTCCTAGCTTTCGCTGCTGCAAGACGTTCTTCTAATGTTGGCACTTTTCTATATCTTCCCTTAATATGTAATTAAGGATTCTAATCCTTGGCGTTTTCCAGCCATATTTCCACCAAGGGGCGATGTGCATTTTATCCTTCTGCACATACGAAGATATTAAGTCATCATATGCCTCGAGTTTATACCATGCCACTCCATCAAATAGTTGAAAGAATTCTGGTAATAACTCCTCTAATAGCCCATCAGAAATTTCGTGATGCAGACATCCCAACACTTCTGCTACAGCTATTTTAAGGGCTATACATATACAAGGGGCTTTCTCCCTGCTTATCTTTTCCAGAGCCGACATGTAAATTGCTCTCTTCATATCATCCATTTCCTGTTTCCTTTCTTTTCAGGTTAGAACTTCTTTGTGCAAGAGACACCATTCAGCGTCATGTTTGCGTTGAAATATTCGATCTTCTCCGCTATTGAATTTCCTTTCAGCCTTCTATTCGCTATCGCCTTGTCGATCATAAACTGCTTGGAGATAAGGACTACTTTCTCAGACGCACGAGTCACAGCGGTATAAAGCAATTCATTGAAAGCCATGATGCTATGATCTTTGTGCAGAACGATTATTACTTTCCGCCATTCGCAGCCCTGACTCTTATGGACTGTCAGTGCGTAGGCCAAGGAGAAAATTGCTTCTGAGAATTCCCCGGTTTTCCTGAGTCGCCAGACTTCTCCAGTATCTTGAAGTTCTATCGTCACGACGTTGCTGGCTTGATGAGTAAGTTCTTCAATATCCTCTTGCGCCATTGCTTCGAGATCGACATCTACACCGGCTAAGCCGTTATCATCCAGATCATCAAGATCGAAATCCGAATGATGCATAACCCCGAAGCGGGTAAGATGTTTGCTTGGTGGGCGTGGAGATTTCCCTGCATAGATACGATTGACATCTATCTCCTTTATGTATCCTACTTGCTTGTTGTACATAATCTTATCTCCGACTGCGAGATAGAGCTTCCTTCTCCCTGCGATGACTTCCCAAACTTCATTCTGATTTAGGAATTGTGCAATGTGGTTGTTCAATGAAGTAGAACCAAGAGCTTGCTTTCCGAACGGAGTTAGAACGATATCTGTTTCGGGATCATATTCTCCTGCTTCATGCCACTTCTTCATTGTGTTTGCGAACAATGTCGCCATGATATGCTGGCCATGCTGTTTCGTGCCGCCTTCTATCAGCTTAAAGTCAGGCCCGTACTCTAATGGATTTCCATCAAGAATGTTGTGTGCATTCTTCAAAACCAAGCTGTTGAATGCTTGGCGATAAACTGTGCGCAGTTCGATGACAGGAAGCTGCGCTAAGGCATAGTTTAGGATGCTAGGGCCAAAAACGGGCGGAAGCTGATTGATATCTCCGATGAAAATACATTGGGTTCCAGCTTCCATTGCATCAAATACTTTCTCCCACAATGGGAGGTCGATCATGGAGGCTTCCTCAAATGCGATTGTTTTCGTTGTCAGCATGTTTCCTGCATGGCGACGTGGAACAAACCTCATGGAATCTTTTTGAGTCTCAGGATTGAAGTAGAACTCTGGCTCAAACTCAAGGAAATTATGCACCGTTGTGATATTCGGTGCGAAAAACTCCAGCTCGCTCTCTTTGCATATAGCTCTCTTTGAATTTCCTGATGCAATTCTGGTATATGCGACTACTGCTGCCGCTGGGCCAGAAACTCTATCCTTTGTTCCTTGGATCTTGAATACATGGGTTTCACCCTGAAGACGCTCTGTTTTCAGGATAGTCTTGATGAGTTCCCTTTCTGTCGTCGTTTTCCCTGTTCCTGCTTTTCCGATGATACAGAAAGATTTTCCTGCCGCAGCAAGCTGCACTGCGGTTTTCTGATCCTCGTCCAAGATGATACTCGTGGAAAAGGTTTCCTTCTTCTCAGCGGGAGGTTGAACGATGATTGTAGGATTTACTGCTGAAACTGGTTTGATTCCTTTTTTGGCAAGGAGTTCTGCGAGCGTCATTTTCATTTCTATTTCCTTTCTGTTAAAAGTAAGAACATA